GTGCGGGCTAAAGCCGAACATTCCATTTTCAGAGGAAACCACCCATGTGGTCAAAACCTCCTCAACGGAACCTCTATAGGCTCTCCGTCAACACTAAAAAGATCGGGCTCCGACAACATGGCACGGAGCCGTAGTAAAAACTTGTTGTCGGTAATAGTACATGCCCCCCCGACAGGGCATGACGCGCTTATGGTGCCACAATCACACGAAGTGGCGGGCAACCTTGGAACCACATCAGACTGAAATCCTCGGCGACTGACGTGTACCTGTCCACCACCACTTTGTCCGTTGAGGGACTAGTGGTGATGTCGAGCGCATGAGTATTGAAGAAGGGGCTTTGGTAAGCCCCACGATTCTGCTTAGCAGACTTCGCTTCATCAAAACGACAGGGTTTGTAGTAGGGGTGCTCCACTTCAAGCACAGGCTGGCGCGAAACCGGTGTGGCAGCAGCACCAATGGTGAGGCTGCTACGTGCAGCTATGGCTGCCTTGGCGTACGCCGATTGCGTAGTAGTCGCAATCGCTGTCGGTGCAGTGGGAACCGACAGCGTGGCAAGTGGAGTTGAGCGTCTGACGACGGCCGTCTGGATTGCTCCAGTGGGTGCAGACACTACATACTTTGAGCGCATGCCCCCACGCATGCAGCAAAAAGCCGGCATCAAATAGTCCAACAGGGTGTAATTTACATAGTTGAACTTGTTTGCGCCAGAGGTGTGAAGTGTCTGGTTATTGTAACCAAACACTGGGGGAACGTCGGATTGAACCATCGTCCACAACGCCGGGTCCGTATTTACATTAGTGAACACAGCGGTAGAGTGAAAATTGTACCTGCGCAATATCTGCCGAAAATTCTCAATACGCTCCCCAAAATATACAAGGGCAATGTGGTCATCCTCTGGGGCGTTGCCCAGGTTGTGATCAGCAGTAGCAGGACCAGCACCAACGTCCTCAGAACCATCAGTGTGGCTTGCAACAGCATCCTCACCAGCCTGAACTGTCCACGCATAAGACGTACCACGATTGACCAAAGGCTGAGGATCACGCACCTCCAAGTCCACAGCGGAAATAAAGACGTTAACAACAACGTCATTGTTCACAGTGGAATTGGGTGTCGCCAGATCGTTCAGGACATATACACCAAGCACACCATTGGCAAAAGGCACTGCGGACGCAGTACGAGCAGCTGTACCGTAACAAGACCCCGCAAGCGTGTCAGTCCCCCACTTCTCAAAGTAGTGCTGAGTCTGCCCCCAGTCTATGTCAATGGTAACATCCTGGTCGTTGCTGATGTCCACAACACGAGTAAGCTGCACGTTGGCCTCAAGCGACTGCACATACAATGGGTCCCACACGAAGCGAAGCCTGCCCTTGTGGTGAGCAGACGCCACGACCTGGAACCTATATCTCATCTTGCAGCGCCAAAACCTAAACGGCAGAACAGCAAAAGCGCACGCTGGCAGATAGAGAGTGCCGTCACTAGTATTGCGCACAAGGGCATGTGGTGTGACAGCTGCATTAAAAAGCAAATCTCCAGCAACCGCTGCGGTAGTCCACGTGAACTGTGTCAAATAGGACTCCCGAGCAGCGATGCCAGGGATAGACAACTCATCAGGCAACTGGATCCCTATAACGCCCGTATCTACAGTCACCTCCTGCTTAGAATCCACAGTGAGTTTGGTGACATTGTCACCAGCATCACCAGGAGCCAAGCTAGAGATAAAGGTTGGGCGCATGGGCTCAGACGGCCGAATTATGGCTGGCCGAGACCAGCCAAGAAGCGACGCAGCCCGAGCCACACCCCCAGACACCAACTGTGTCGCTCGGGCATACTTACCGATGACTGGCAGACGTGAAGCCAACCCGGCCATGTCGGCAGCCGCGGTCGCCATGTTGGCAACCGGCCCCTGCGCCTCATACTCATCTCCAGCCTGGGCAACAAGCGCCGAACTGTCAGTGCTGGTTGGCAATGACAGCTCAACATCGGTTGCCCATGCAAAAGTGGTGAGTGTGAGGGGCTGGGTGCTACCGTTGGCATGTTTTAGCCCAACCAATTCGCGAATAGCAATGTTGCCCATGCTGGACCAAGATGCGTCGACTGGCGATATAGCATCAAACGTATTTACAAAAGGCAACTCCATCTGACACGAGCAATTGTTGGACGGGTTGATAAACACCTTCATGCGCTGCGAAGCTGGCACAGCGTTGCGGAAGTTGGTCAGGGAGTCGACCGTAACATCGTCCGCATAAGCCATTGGGGTGTAATCAGCCATGAGCCTACCGTAATAGAACCCATTGCCATTAATGACAAACATCACATGAAGCTTGGCGCGCATAAGAGCATAGTTATTTACACGGTTAATCACGCGAGGGTTGCCGAAGAAAAGAGACCAGGGATCGAAGTAGGCATTGAAAACTGTAACTTGTCCAGGAGTCCAAGTGTCAGTGCGAATCACAATTGGGCGCTCAAAGAACTTGGCCAGGCTATCGTCAGCCTGGCGAAAAAGATTTGAGCGCGTAGGGTCCACGGAAGGGGGTAGCCGAACGGCCACACCCTCAGTGGGACCAGCAAACGCTAAGGTCTGCATAAGTTGATTGTCAGGAGTTGGTGCCTGACTCACCATTGAAAGTTGGTTTGTTGCAACCCGGTGTACAACTGGGAGCTGGATCATGCTCAGCCAGAGGTTTCGATGGATGGCAAGCGCCAATACCTCCCCTAAATAGGGGTTTGCCTCGAGGGGCAGGCGCACAACTAGCAAGCCACATGAGCCTCATCCATCACGCGATGCTCATCGGTAATCAATACTAGAGGGGAGTTTTAACGAGCCATACTCCAAAGGCTCGGTGGACCCGTAGGCCACCTGCCACTTTCCGCAAGTGGCCAGCGTGCGTCAAACGCAGCACAGATGTATCGCGTAGTGCACACGCGGCGTATATTTAACGAGCTCGCCAGCTCGGGGCCATGTCAAACACTTTCAGCCACACCCACGGCCCTCTCTAGCCAGTTAGCCTTGGCTGCCTCATATGTGACAACGCCCTCGATGTAGTGCCTTGCACCGTACTGCTCTGCCACGCTGAGCAGGCGCGGCACGCGCTCCTCGAACTCACTCTTCCCATGAAGCAGCAGCTCTCTGATGGCACCGGACATGACAACGCCACAGTGAACCTCAGGTGCCCAAGCCAACTTCTTCGGCCACACGTGCAATGACTTGTAGATGGAGCTCATGGCAAGCGGCGCAACAACGTGGCCGAGCTCTGGATCCTTCCTGAAAGTGCGCTTCAGGAAAGATGCGTCCGGCCAGGCAGTGAGGCGTTTCGTGAAAGGGCCCTTGTCGGCCGCAGTCATCATCTTGCCTTGTTTGCCAAACCACTCACAAATGGCCTCCTGATGGTACCACCCCTCAATCTCCTTCCTAGGCACCAGCAAGAAGTCATCTCCGTAGAACATCTGCCGCACATAGTCCTTGAACCTGCCACCAAGGCCAGGGCGCAAGGGCTTGAGTTGCCTCCTCACGTCAACGCAGAACTCCACCCCACTCAAGTCAGTGCGGGGCGCATAGTCCTGCGCAATGGCTGCGACATCTGGGGGTGCCAGGCCATAGAAGGCAGCACGCGCACGCAAAGCGTTGCAGTCGTTGTTGAGGAATGTCGTCACCGCGTTGCCAGAGGGGTTGCAGCAATCCACCATCACCACATCTGCCTTCAACAGCATGTAGTGCCTGCACACCTCCTCAGCCAGCGTCGTCATGATGGCAATGTGCCTGGCAGAGTACTGGCCATACACTGCCGCCGTCTCTATCCACACCCTGAAAACAGCC